AAAGAGGTTGAGGACAAAGTAGAAATCGACATTGAAAGCAAAGAGGACGAAAAGAAAAAAGAGGAAGAGGAAATGAAAAAGAAAATCGCTGAAATGGAAAATAAGTTTTCAGCTTATGAAACTTCTTTTTCTGCTTTACAATCTGATTACGAAGGTCTTAAGGCTGCTTTTGGTAAACAAAGCGAAGCAATGCAGGGATTGATTAACCTAGTTGAAACTTTGGTTAATGTTCCTTCACAGGCTCCAGCGGAAGTTCCTAACAACTTCAAAAAACATTCAGCTTCTACAAAAGAAGATAAAATCAGGTCTTATTCACAATTCGTTTCACAATTTAAAAAATAAAATCAAATGGCTTTTTTAGTAACTGGCCTTACGGCTTACACAGAACAAAACGAGCAGCAGCTCGTAACTGCTTCGCTGTTTGAGGCTCGTACTCAACAGCTCATCCTTGCAGAAGGTAATGTATTGACAGGTGTTAAATCCTCTCAAACAGTTAATCGCATGGACACCGATGTTTTCTTTCAGGATGATTCAGGTTGCGGTTTCCAAACAAGCGGAACAACTGAGTTCACTCAGCGTACTTTGACTGTAGGAAAAATTAAAGTACAAGAAACTTTATGTCCGAAAGACCTCGAGTCTGTTTATCTACAGAAGGCTTTGCCTGCAGGGTCTAATTATGACACAATCGCTTTTGCCGCTGAATATACAGGTCGCAAAGCTGGTAAGATTGCCGAAGCTCTTGAGACTGCAATCTGGACTGCAACAGGCAGCGGTTACGGTGGTACAAACGGATTGCTCAATAAGTTCAAAGGAATTAAGCAGCATATCTCTGAAGCTGGTGGATCTGTAGTAAATGCAAACGTTACAGGATTCTACGGAACAGGTGCGCCTATTACAGGCATCGACACAATGGAAAAAGCACAAAAAGCTGTTCTTGCAGTTATCAATGCTCTTCCTGCTGCGATTAAAGGAAAGAACGATGTTCGTATTTTCTGCGGATGGGATGTTTACACTCTTTTGATTCAAAAGTATGTTGATCTAAACTTGTTCCACTACAACCCCGGATCAACAAATAACGCCGCTGATTCTGAGTTCTTAGTGCCTGGTACTTCTTACAAAGTTATCCCTGTTCATGGTTTGAATAGTACTAACGATATCTACGCAATGAGAATGTCAAACGTATTTTTAGGGACCGATATTGAGGGGGAAGAATCACGGTTTGAAATGTGGTACAGCATGGACGATCGCAACGTGAAGTATAGCACTTCTCTGAAAATCGGTGTGCAGCTGGCTTTCCCTGACGAAGTGGTAAAATTCGAAGCGTAATTAATTAATAACTAAGGGAGGGGCAAAACCTCTCCCTTTTTAAAAACATACAATATGCCCTGCGCATTAACACAAGGTTATAGTTTAGATTGTAAAGATTCAGCCGGTGGTATTACGGAGGTTTACTTTATTGAGAAAGCAAACGTTTCATCTATCGCTGCAAATGCTTCAGGTGTTGTAACAGGAATCACTAAGGCAAGTGGAAAGCGTTTCTGGAAATATGAACTGCCAAAAGAAACTGGTAACTTCACCCACAATCCTCAAGTGTCTACCGAAAACGGAACTTTGTTCTTTGAACAAAATCTGACAATCGTAGTTAATAAACTTTCAGCTGCTGTAAATACTGAATTGAAATTGTTAGCTCAAAATATTTTGATTGCAGTTGTTAAGGATAACAATAATAAGTTTTGGATGCTAGGTAAAGAAAGAGGTTTGGATATGGGTGCATCTGAAAGCGGAAGCGGAACAGCATTCGGAGACCGCAGCGGATATACTCTTAACTTTATGGGTAAAGAGCCTGATCTTCTTTATGAAGTGAATAGCTCTGTAGCGGCAGCACTTGAAACTGCTGGTTGATAATTGATGAAGAATAGGTAAAAGCGCCTGCCTGCAAAAAGGCGGGCGTTTTTTGTTTGTACGTATTTATACAAAGATGATCAAATTAACAAAAGGAACTACGGCAACGATCTACGTAACGTTGAAAGAAAAGCAGACTATCTTAGATGCTAACTTCCTTTTTGTTTTTCAGTCGCGAACTACAAACGAGAAGGTCAAATTTGTTTTGGTGAATAGTGCTGATCAGAGCTTGTTTAAAGATCGGTACAATCAGTTTACTTTTGTGGTGAATACTTATTTCGCAGCAAAGGAAGAAGGGTGGTTTAAATATACGGTATATGAGCAGGCAAGTTCATCGAATACAAACGAGGCGAATGCAGGTGCTATTGTTGAGACTGGTCTTATGTTCCTTTCTGATGGGCAGGATGTAACGACAACGAAATACGATAATCCAACAACTTACAAAATATACGATGCAGAATAGAGTTAGTTTTATAAAGTTTGCCGATGTGAAAGTTCCTGTAATGAAGGAACTTCCAAATAAAGGCTGGGTGCTGTTTGGTGAAGATAACAAGTTCCCAAACATGCTTTTAAACATGTTTAATAAAAGCAGTAAGCACAATGGCATTATTTTAGGCAAAGTCAATTACATCGTTGGCAAGGGGTTTGATCAGCCAATGGCAGCAAACCCATACGAGAGCTGCAACGAGGTATTAAAAAAAGTATGTTTGGATGTTGAGGTTTTCGGTGGTTGTTATATAGAGGTGCAATACAATCAGCTCGGAAAGGTTGCAGCCTATTATCATGTACCTTATCACAAAGTAAGATCGAGCAAAGACAATACTCAGTTTTTCGTTAAGGATTGGGAGAGTTACAAGAAAGGTGAAGAGCCTAAGGTGTTTGCGGCTTATGATCCTAAGCAAGATCCTGCAATGCTTAAGAATCAAACGCAAATACTTTACTATAAGGAGTACCGTCCCGGTGTTGAGACTTATTCTTATCCCGGTTACATGGGTGCTTTGAATGCCATTCAGACTGACATCGAGATCAGCAAATATCATTTAAGTACAATTACAAACGGGATGTTTGCCTCAAAGATGATCAGCTTTTTTGAGGGTATTCCTACTGAAGAAGAAAAAAGAGAAATAGAGAAAGGATTTAAAAGCAAGTTCACAGGTAGCGAGAATGCGGGAAATATTGTGCTGAATTTCGGAAAAGATCCGAATAAGCGGCCGCAACTTGACGATTTAAGCAGCACTGACTTAGATAAGCATTTCGATATACTTGCAAAAAGTATTCAGGAAGAAATGTTTTCAGGTCATCAAATTACCTCTCCTATGCTTTTCGGGATTCGTGTTGAAGGTCAATTAGGTGGCAGATCAGAAATAAGGGATGCTTATGAAATATTTAAGAATACATATTGCAACGATAAGCAGCAAGCACTTGAGATGCTATTTAGTGAGCTGACAGGTGTAGAAAAAAAGATCATCCCTGTTGAGCCTATAGGCTTTGAATTTAGCGAAGCAACACTATTGCAGATAGCTCCGAAAAAATGGTTACTTGAAAAGATCGGTATTGATGCTTCGCAATATCCTGAAATTGCACAGCCTGCAGCTGCGGCGCCAACTGCAAGCGCTCCCGTTAATGAGAATCTGAAAAACTTATCTGGCCGCCAATGGCAAAGCCTCACACGTATTATCCGCAAATTTGAGAAAGGCGAAATCAGTCAAGAACAGGCAAAGCTACTTTTAAAAAGCAGCTTAGGGTTGAATGATGAAGAGGTTAACACGATGCTTTCTATAGATAACGAAATGCAATTTAGCGCACAGGAAAAAGATGAACTTTGGTTAGATGCTCTTTCAAAGTGCGGTGTTTCTAAGCATGATTTTTTAATAGTTAAAAGTTCGCGTTTCAACTTTGCAAAGGAAGAAAGCTTTGCAGATGTTACGCAAATCGAAACAAACGTTCTCGACCTAATCAGAAAAGATAAAAGAATTACACCTGATGTAATTGCTGAAACATTGGATCTTGAAGTGGATAGTGTAAAAGAGATTCTAAAAAGACTTGAGAAAGAAGGGCGTATTTCTTCAAAGGTTGCAACTATAGGTGAAGATAAAATAATAGAACGCAAACTTTCAGAACCTTTGTCAAAGCAAAGTGAATTGAAGCCCGAAACATTAGGATTTAAAATAATGTATTCCTACGAATGGAAGTCTGGTTTCGGTGCTGATGACAAACCTACACGCCGGGCATTTTGTGCAAAGCTACAGGACATGGAAAAGCTTTGGAGCCGGGCGGACATTGAAACATGGAGCCGCCGTTTAGGGTACTCAGTCTGGGATCGCGGCGGTGGATGGTATACGGAGCCTGATGGCAGCCGTTCAAAATCTTGCCGCCATGAATGGAGAAAGGTAATTGTAATGGAAAAACGATAATAAAAATGAGAGATATACTTTTTATCAGTCCTGAGAATATTTATGAAAGATCTGCTGTTCATAAAAACATAGATAGCAAAATGATTGTTCCTGAGATTAAGGCGGTGCAGGAAATGTACATTTTGCCTGTTTTGGGAACGGCTCTTTATGAAAGGCTGCAAGACGGCATCGATAACGATGATCTAACAGCAGATGAAGAAACTTTAATAAAAAGCTATATCAGAGACGCTTTGATTCATTATACGATTAGTGAACTTGCCCCTGCATTATCTTTTCAGCTTTGGAACAAAGGACTAACAAGAAAGACAACTGAAAACAGCGAAGCGGTGAGCAGTTCTGAAATAGATGACTTCACTGCTAAATTTAAAAACCGCGCTGAATGGTATTTAGAAAGACTGATCAGGTATCTTATTGAAGAGGCTGGCAGCGGTGCAAAGTTTCAGGAATACATCAACCCCGGCAGCCGCGTTGATACTTTCGTGCCAAAGCGTACATCTTTTGAAATTGGTATTTATTTAGGTAATACTGATGTCAGTAAAAAAGAGATGCCGAAATGGTATAAATATGAGTTCTTATCCTGTTGCCGATGAGTTATACAAATAAAATTCAAAGGCTTTTGAAAGCCTACTTAAAAAAACATGAATCTAACATTAAATCAAATAATCAAAAAGCTGGTAGAGATAGCAGCCGGCACACAAAAAAGTAAGAACAGCAAAGCACGTAAAGGCTGAAGATTTTATCGTTTTTGATTATAAGGACGTGGAATATCCGGCCGTATGGTATACGTTAAATACGTCATCTATAACCGGCAAAGAAAAGACATACCAAATATTGGTAACTATTGCCGATATTAATCACGTTGAAAATATGGACGAACTAGAGATGCAGTCTGATTGTGAGCAGATTGGCCATGATCTTTTAGCTCAGATAGGATGGGATCTTCATGATTGGAAGATGGAAAGGACTGCAAATTTCGAGTATTTCAGGCAAGGTCAGGAAGATATTTTGGCCGGTGTCACTTTTGAGCTTTCTTTGAAACTTCCTATTATTTACAATAACTGCCAAGTGCCGACAGATTATGAGTTACCGAATGGCAATTTCGTATATATTAATACTAACAGATTTATGACAGTTGCTGATTTCATAGTAAGTGCGGGGCAGCCGATGGAGCAGGGCGATACTGATTACCAAAATAATCAATTAACCATCCCTCCTTTTGTGTTTATCGATGGGATATTGCAGACGTATGTTGTGAGATCAGATAGGAGATATATTAGTCATAATGCGACAACAAAAACAATAACAATAAATGGCGGTGTCAATGAAGGCGAAAATATTAGGATTCTTTTGTAGTTTACTGATTATCAATTTTGCTTACGGGCAGACTATTGATGGCAGACTATATACACAATTTAATAACTTTTATAAATGGCGGGGAGGTGCTTTTGATAGTACTTTATTATTGCCTAATGTTATTGGTACCGGCGGATTAAGGCCGGGTGCCATAAGATATGCGGCAGCTGATAGTTCGGTTTATTCATGGACAGGTACGCAATGGCGGAAGGTTACAGGATC